GTATGGCCAATAGAACCTACTGTCAAATTAGTTGTATTAACATCCGTACTATTCACAGTGTCAACATTCCCCGTAGTTGCATCGAGTGTTGTTATATCCCCTGACGTACTAACCAAATTGTCTGTATTAATAACCTTACCGGTTGCCATAGTCAAATCATCCGTAATATCGATAGCACCTGTTCCCCCGGTATGGCCAATAGAACCTACTGTTAACGTGTCATATTTCCCATCTATAGAGGATCCCTTTATCCGGGAAGAAGTATAGCTCATATTTAGAATAATATAATATTATTATTTTATTTAAATATTTCCTGGTGTATCCATATGATCGTATGTGACAAGTTCGGCGTACTTATCACAAATAGTATTAAAGTCGTGTTCAAGAATAGAGTATTTGTCATTCACTTGATCAATGGTAATATTAAGCGATTTATTAGCGTTAACTACATAGTCATAATTCATACCAAGAACATTGTGATGATATCCAATTGTATCATATGCGCGCATAATGGTAGTGACAAGATTGGTGTTTTCCTTTTCGCGCGAGAAATTGTACTTTAGTTCACCGTCTTGCTTCTTAATAAGACGGTTCTTGTATCGCGATTCGCGGAGTGTATCATTCTTGACATGAGTCTTCATTGTTAATATAATTGCATAATAAATGTATTTAAGTATATTAACAATGAACGATGAAGTATTTGTAATGGAACTTACGATACCTAATGATAAAGTAAATAATGAAGAAACTAAGTCTGTCTCGAAACTTGTTGATACATCGGTTAGTTAAAAAAACCTGCCAAATCTGTATTTCCTATTTTCCCCAATAACACTCTTTTGACAACTGGGATATATATATGATCACAAGTGTTGTTCTTCTTAAAATGACCGCAACTACATGTCAATTTTTCAATGTTAACGAAATGTCGTACTTTCTTGGGTAATAAAAGGTCTATATAATCTGCTGTATTCCATGTTTCGTTAAACATTGTCTGTATTGTAATTGGAATATTGTCGGATAACATTATGCTAAGTAATCCATTTAATCTATAATGAGGAAGTGTATCAACTATTCTATATCGCTTTTCTATTATATATATTATCATTGCATCCATATAACCTAAGTTTCTATTTTCCATTATGTTAAAAATAGAACACTGTGGAGAATCCCTGGGATAACATTCTCTGTATTCGGATATAATTTTGGAGTCTACTAATTTTGGGTCAATGTAGAAATCGTAAAATTCGCTTGGTCTATGAATAGACTCTAATTCTTCAATTATCACATTTTCCCAACAATCGGATACAGAGTCCCATTGAGAAGTTGTGATAACCACTGGTCTTGCAAATCTCATATATTGTCTTTTTCCATCATCGTAAAATGGGTCATGTGTATAAATGTCCCCTTTTGTTATCCGTGTATGTCGTATGTCCCTTAATACAGAGTTCATCGTGAATAGATATTGTATTATTTTTTAAATCTATTTAAGGGTATATATCAACTAATAGTATGAACATTAAATGTACGTGTGCCCGAGTGGTCTAAGGGGTCAGACTTAAGCTCTGCTGGTGAAAGCCTCGTGGGTTCGAACCCCACCGCGTACACTTACATTTAATCTTCTTTTATACGTTAAAATACTTAAGGATAAATATTACTCACTATTATATACTAATGGACGGTGATGATCGCTACACTAAGATGCAAAACGAAATCGATACTCTTCGTAAGGAAATGCACACTATCAAGGCGCCCAAGAAGACAAAGGTCAAGAGTGATGTCCCCCGTAAGCTAAGCGAATACAATATTCATGTCCAGAAGCACCTCGGTGAAATGAAGACGGCTGCTGCGGAAAGTGGAGAAAAGTACGATCACAAGGAAGCTTTTAAGATGGCTGCTGCTTCCTGGGCAGAGGGGAAGGCGTCGAGGGGGCTAAAGAAGGTAGAGTAAAGAGATAGACAATTTTTACATATCTTACAATTTAAAATTTCACTTCTGAAAACATCTTTGCAATTGCAATTACTGTTATTATCTATTTTGTTTATATATGATAGATAATAATCCGTAATAATGGAAATATCACTTTTTATAATAGAAATCTTTTCAAGGCTTAGGTTATTTAAAATATAATTATTCACCCTTATGTCATTTGTAAATACAATATCATTTATTCTTTTCACGTCTTTTTGAATTTCTTCGGGTACCAATATTGAAAAGCTTTTTACATACTTATTATCTGGTATACATATTTTTGAAACAGAACCTGTTTTATTCTGACAAAATACGAATACTGAATAATCAAACTTGCTGAAATAAACCGTAGTTTCCTCGTACATTCCTGCTATAAGAACAATGAATTCTATGTTAACAAATGAATGCAAATCATCTAATTTGTAAAAAATAGTTCCCGGTTCAATATTAACTGCATCCAATATTGATGAAAAATCAGTAGTCAGCGTATAAGAATCAATTTTTTTGTCAGTGCCTCTTAAATAATACCCGGTCACTTCATCTATCTGGTAATCTAATAGCTTAGAATATACATCAAATGGTACCTCTGTGTTTTTTTGGGTGTACAATTTGGGGGTTATTACGGACTTTGATGGCCTGGGTTTTGTATCACTAAATAAAAGCTTAGGCATTTGATTAGATATATTTTTTATACCAATCATTGTACCTATACTATAACTATTTACTTAAATACATTGATATATCCGTGATATTCGTCAAAATCTCTTGCGTGATTACCTTTTTCCCTGAATGTTACGTGATTACAAGCAGTATGTGTTATTTCATGTATTATCAACGGTTTAATCTTGTCCAATGTGAGTACATTACCCCGAGCGTCTCGCAGGGTTAAGAATATAAGGCGTTTTTTGGCACGGAGACTTTTATCAGGACCAACGGGTTCTTCTTGAGTGTTAATAACGTCTTTTGGTTTGTTTAAGCCTATAAAATTAACTGGATCCTTGGTAGTACTTTCTTGCATCTCTTGAACATGAAAGGGTGTAGTTAATAGAACATGAATACCTGGGACTAAGTTTTTTGGGATTCTGTTTATACTTCTCAATAAGTCATTTATGTATTTCTTGGCTATTATCAGCAATTGTGCAGCTTTATAAGAGTCTTTATAATTTAACACTTTGTACACGTTGTTATTGTATTTATAACTAACATAATTCTTATTTTCGTCGAAATCCCAAAACTGATTATTCATTGGTATTTAATAATATTATATTCCATCAATTGATTCTGTCAAGTATTAGATCGTACCCATCGTTATTCTTAACTTTTTTGATTTTATAATCCATAGATTTTGCAACAGGTTTCATTTTATTGGGTAATTGGGGTTTGCTCTTAACTGGTGGGTGTTTTTTGCCCTTAACCGGTACACGTTGACGTGACAGGGTTTGAAATGTCCTTGGTAAAACAGTGGGTGCAGGTATCTTGATTCCACGGGGTTTTTGCAAAGGGATAACAACAGTTTTCCCCTTTGAGAGTCCAGTATTCTTACGTACGGATTTATTTTTTTGCGCCCCTTGAGATACCTTAATAGCTTTTCCAAAAGACATAACGAGTGCCCTTTTCGGGATTAATCCCTGTCTTGTAGGTGGGGTATTAATTATAAAAGGAAATGTCTTAACTCTTTTGTCTAACCTTAGTATCTTCTCTTGGCTTTTAGATAATATAATTATCAGGGTTGTCATATCAGGTGATCTTTTCAGCTTATTGAGGGCGTGAGTACTATTATTACACCCATTCAGTATATAAACAGTTTGCATATATTAATATCCAATAAAAAAATATTGACAATTATTAACAATGTCTGACTTCGAAGAATCTGACTTCGAAGACGGGATAGAATCCAACAACTCTGACGATTCTTCCCCGGAATATCCAGATACAGATAACGAAACTGACATCGAAAAAGATGTCAAAGAAGAAACTTCTCTCGAGACATACAAGACCTTACTTGATACATTGTTATCGGAGGATTCCATAACCAACGAATATTACGACACGGAGACAATGAAAGCTAATTATTATTATGATATCAGGAACAGGCAGTTTTATTTATCCGAGGATAATCTCGAAACCATTAAGATGATAAGAAACTACAAGGATCTATTAAGGGTGAAGGCTTTAAATGGGGAAATAACTGATAGTCAGTACGACGAAGAACTTACCAATTCTATTAAGCGTGAGTACCAAATACTAAGGGATTCTGAAACAAAACGCGCACCTAAAACTTCCAAGTTGGAATCTAATCTAAACATGGACAAGTCTCTACTTGAAAAACTCGATGATATACGCGAAGCAGAAGAAGTTTACGAAAAGTCTGTAGCCAAAAAATTCGGTATTGTATTGCCGAAAATACCAAAGGGTATTAAAATAGAAGACATCAACCGATATTCCAATGCTAAGTCTTTGAGGCTTGAAAAAGGAGAAATAAACCCTCCGAATACAGACAATGAAAAATTGATAGAAGATTACGTAACACAGTCTGCCAAGGCTACTTCTTTAGTGCGGGAAAATACACCTTCTTACTTGTCCCCTACTGTTGGTGCTACAAGTTGTTGCCCTGGTAAATATACCATTGACACCAATATCACATTTAAGGGTGTTTCACAATTCAAAATAAAAACAAAGAGGTCAAGACTATTAAATGATAGTCAAGAATTAGAACAGGATAAACAACTTTTACTCAGGAGAAGACTTAAGTATCTTGGAAGAAGTGAAATGATAAAATGTATAGGAAACAGGGCCATCAAGTACATGTCTTACATAGAAAGACTTAGGGAAAATAGAATACCTGTACTTAAGTTTAATTCTCACCCATCTGATTACATCGCCTTAAAATCAATAATAGGAAACGAGTCTGCAAAATATTACAAGATCCCCAATAATGACATCTTCAAGGAGTTTACACACTCCGTACCTGATGTCTCATCTTCGGAAACTGGTGATGGTGTGACAAAATATCTGGAAACTGGTAAATTGGGTTATCTGGCTTTTAAACCGGGGCTATTCGATACAAAGGAAGACATATTTGATACATTAGAGAACTATGTAACTGTAAAACCTATGTCAGATGAGCTGTATCTTGAACTTGAAAAGAACGGTAAAACAAAGGGGGATAAAACAGAGGCCACTAAGGTTTGGCAATTAACAAAGACTATTCCCGGTATTAATGATAAATCTGTCACTCAGAGGTATATCAATTTTGACGATTACCTTAATGATTTGTTAGATAACCTTAGGAAAATACTCGTGATTCAGAAAAGCCCAAAGATTAAGGCAGTAACTGAAAAGAAGATTAGGAAAATAAGATTCTACCTTGAGAACAATAAAGACCCTGACATTTATCTCCCAGAATCAGACCAATTGCCTCTCGACGTTCTTTATGAAAACAAGAACGCTGTTTTTGTTATGAGACAAACTGCTTTATTTAAAATAGCAGAACACCTCAGTATATTCAATCCTCAAACATTCCAGTTATCAATTTCATTAGAAAGTGATATTTACAACTACACTACTAAGAAGTACAATGAAACAGTTAATAGAATTATATTCATTTTCAATAATTACCCCGACACGGTTGATGATTTTATCAAGGAGAACCTTACATCAGTAGAATTAATGGCATTTGAAACACCTCTTGTAACACCGGTAAATGATATAGACCCTAACGACAAAGAAGGAACTCTGGAAAGACTACTCACATGGAAACCTCCACAGGAACAATACATCAAGTACAAAAGTATTTTGGACGAGACAAAAAATTCAATCTCAAAGCTTAATAAACGAGTACCAGAACTTAAATCACTCGAAGCCAAGGCAGTTATAGATGAATACAACGAAGTTAAGAAATGGGACTCTGTTCTTCTCGATTATAAAACAAGAATAGAGCCCGGGAATGTAGATCGCTTGAGTTTTAAGATTAGAGAACTAACAAAGGGTCGTAATAGATTGCCGTCTCGAAGAATTTATAGGGTTGCGTCAATTGGGGTAAGAATAGATGTTCAGAGGGAATTGGTAACAGTTTTCCAAAATTGTAAGGTGGATTATCCGGAGAATTTTGCTAAAATTACGGAACATTTGATATATGGTCTTGCTCGCTTTCCAGAAGACTACGAATATTATGTACTCATAGTTAAAAACGAATATAAGAGACTGTGCACTCTTTTTGAATACACTAAAATGGAATCAGGGGACAATTACCAGTTTAAATATGACGCTACTGTTGCTATTCCTGTAATTACTGAGTTTTTAGTTCACGAAGGTGAGTTCGATACAGTAGACATCGAGAAAATCGAGTCTCTAATGAATATGTTTAATGGTAAGCCTTTTATACAAAAGCACTTAACCAACCTAAGGGGGGAAGAATTAGATGCATACAAGTCCGCTATTCTATTCGAACAGAATGAAAGCAAGAAACCAGTAGTTGGTAAGTATTCAAGAGCTATAAATATACTCAGGAATATATACAAGACAAGACTTCGAAGGGACGCAGAGTACGTGGCGTCAAATACCTACAAACCGCCTACTATTTTTGATGAAATACCTACAATTGAAAACGGCAACGGATTCTATTCACCTACTTATATTAAGGTTGACGATAAATATATAGTTGGTGGGCACTTTCCAGAATATTATACATATAATATGATTTCTTATGACACTGAAACTACAAACCAGGAACCGAATAGAGTACCGTATCCAGTGTATTTTGAATTAACTGGTAAACCTTCTAAATCGAGTGCCGACCTAACACTTGACAGAATCCAAGGAACCGATATAGTTGGGGAAAATTACTCTCGTGACCAGTTGGTGGAACTCGCTGGCATTTACGGGGTTGATATCATAGATGAATCATATGAATTGTGGAAAAACATCATGTTAATTGTAGTAGGGAACAGTGGGAAACAAGTAATTACGGAGAAACTTGTGTACAACCCTTCTAATGCAATAGATTATATACAGACACACGAGGTTAATATACATTATGTTATGCGCCCAAGAAGTGGAATACCTGATCCTGGCGAAATATACAACGTTACCCTTGACCCCAAAAAGAAATACGCTGTTCCATTCAAATTCTCTAATTATATAGCTGTTTACAGTAGCGTTCTCAAGGAACAAGTAGACAATGGTTATATAATACTGGAGGGACCAGCAATTTTTGAGGATACAACCCCTGAGAATAAACTCACTTCGAGTTATTACATATTCGTAAAATATTCAGACGAGAGAGGAAGACAGAAATTATTCAGGGAAGGTGTGGGGAAGAAAAGTATCATTCACTCTAAGACATTGGATACGTGTAATAGATTTAAAAACCAACAGGATTGTGACGCATCTGGTTCACGGTCTATAGACCAGGGTAAGGAGAAAGTGAGAGATAAGTGTGGTTGGGTAGTTAATAAGGTTGAAAATGCAACAATATCCAAATGTGCTTCTATTAAGGAAACAGAGGACTTCGAAAAAAACTACCCTACATTTAATGTAGGTGCTGTGAAATACGCAGATTTCAAGAGAAATAAATCATGGCAGGAAGCTTTTGACAAAAGTATCAGGTACGTAGAACAGATGACACTAATAGGCAAGATGTCTGAAAAGGAAACAATATCTCTTTCGAGAGCCCAGAAGTACAAACTATTCAAATTTAAGGAACATCTCGACAGGTCAGAAAACCCTATAAAGATGCTAACTATTTCGGAACTTAGTCACAATAAGGACACCAATAAAAGGTATTTCGAAATACCAGTAAGTAAGGTTTTCGAGGTAGTTGATGAAGAAATAGACAGTGAATATATGACTATATCACTTCTCAAGAAAGAGATGAAAGAGCACAAATTCCCTCTTAGAATAATAGTCGGTAAGGAACATCTTGTGGATGGGGAACTTGTGGTAATAGATAAAATAGACTACCAGACAGGGAAGGTATTGGTTATGTCGAGCGGAGGAGAATTGGAATTGCCAATAGAAATGTTTAGAAGGTCGTCCCCCGAATTAATAGAAGTCGTTACTTCTTATTATGCTAAGATTAAGAAAACAGACCATTCGCTGCTATCAGAAGGCGTAAAAGGGTTCAGGTGGAACCTTGAGTCTCACGAATATATACTGAATAATGCGGAGGTTTCAAGGAGAACAATAAATACATATGAGAATTATGTTCATAGAATGCTAATAAAACCCACAAAAGAAATGGACTCGTTACCCCTTATAACAAGAGATGATATAATCCGTGCTATGGAAGAGATGTCTTTCTCTACATATAAAGAAACGGATTATGGGTCTATAGAATTGGTAGACGCTTTTCCCGCAACGGTTGAGGCAAAGAGGCAGGCTATAATGAGTAATGTTGACATAGACAAGCTCAGGGATTCTGTTATAGGGATAATAACAATGACAGACGTTGTAGGTAAGAGTGAAAACAAACAGGCTGGTATATCTATCGCGTTTGACGCAATAACAGAAAAACTTACAGACGGTATAAATAATTCAAACGTCCCACAGCTTAAGAAATTCCTGCGCATAGCCAAGGAAAAGAAATTCTTAAACAAACAATTAATGGAAGAGGCATCCAAAAAGATTAAGGAAACATCCACACCAAAGACAGAACCCGTGGCAGAGGAAGTACCGATTCAAACCCCAAAACCTATTGTTAAGTCTGCAAGAGGTATGTATACTGTACGGCCAAGACGCAATTAATCACATTGATTGGTTTAAAACGTTATAAAAAAATGAATTAATATATAAATATATGAGCCCCCTGATACTCGTGTATCATCCTGAATGCGTGGCTTGTAAACGTCTTCTTGATATAATTAGTGGTATTGAAAACGCCGATATAACACTCGTAAATATCTACCAAACTGAAATAAATTCAAATATTAAAATCGATAAAGTACCTACACTTATTAAGGACAAGACTGACATCTTTGTAGGTAAGGAAGTATTCGTGTACTTTGAAGAAATGATAACAAAATCACGCCCTATTGTTAATACAAATAAGTCTATGTACTCTGGTCATGTAATTCCACAAGAACTACCAAAGGATTTTCCTCCTCCCAAACTTTAATGTAATACGCGTCAAAAAAATATAAAAATAAGATATTGGCATATTAAATGCAGGGTGCTCCTAACATGAATGAGATTATGAAAATCGCTAAACAGGTTGCATCCAGTATAGAAAAACCAAGTGGGGACGGTGGTGAATTTGACCCGAACACCTTCGATATGAATAAGGTGTTTCAACAAGTTAGTAAGATGGTTACTCCTGAACTCATTGGTCAAATTAGTGGTGGTGGTAGTGGTGGAGGTAAGAAGGTATCTAATAAGGGGGATAAGATGAAGAAGATCGCAAATGGGACGGATCCATTGCCAGTAGCTGATTCCAAGATTTCACTTAATAATGATTCTCCTCCTGAAAAGAAGCAAGAAAAGAAGCCTAAGAAAGAACGGTCAAGAATCGAGGAACTTTCATCTGACTCTGAATGTGATCCAATTTCCCCGCGCACAAAAGACATGATGTTTACAATGGAAGTTTCTCTCGAAGACTTGTATAATGGTAAGAGGAAGAAGCTTGCTATTCGTCGTCAAACACTTGATGATGGAGAACAAAAGAAGAAGATTTCTGTTATCATTGAAAGAGGTATGTTGGATGAGCAACACATTAGGTTTAACAAGCTTGCTGATGAAAAGCAGGGATACGAAACAGGTGATGTAGTTGTAATCCTGTCTCTCGTAGATAATGAAACATTTGAGCGAGACGGAAACAATCTTATTATCGAAAAAGAAATATCTCTATCCGAGTCTTATAACCCGTGTGTGTACATTACGCATCTCGATGGACGGGTACTAAAGGTCACTGGAGAGCGTATGGATATCTTTGGTGAAGATTTCGATACATTTAAGAAAGTCTCGGGCCAAGGAATGCCAGTCCCTGGACAACCAGGAATGTTTGGTGACCTATTCATTAGATTCAAGTGTGTGGTACCATCATCTTTTACACCAGAGCAGATGATTAGCTTGACAGAACTGTTCCCAAAGCTTAATGTACCCATTGAATGTGAAACTATTCACGAAAAGGAATTGGAGCTTGTAACAGAGACAGACATGGAATTCCTTGGGGAATCTGACTCGGAATATTCTGACTCGGATTATTCTGACTCGGATTATTCTGACTCGGAATCCGGCACTGAATCCGAATCAGATGACGTAAAATCCGTTGATTAAAAGGTATAAAGACATGTGTATATTATATAGTATAATGACAACTATCAACGGCTGGGAATACCTTACCGAAATTCACCCTGGAAACATTTTGTCACAGTCTCTACAGACAGAATATAATGATGCTTACAATGAAGCGTATAGTATTTTCCTTAGTCTTCTGCTTGTACCGGCGCCAGAGGAGATTAAGGAAAATGCAGGTGATTCTAATAAAATTAAGTATATAATTTATTGTGGCGGCGATTCTGATATCATTGAATTAGAAAAGGAATATCACGTAAAGTTCTTAAAATCCAGATTCATTAATAATAAGAGTAAGCGCCTTAAGAATGACTTAATTAAATACTATAAACCTCATGGGTTTTATGTCAAGGGTCCGTACGAGATTTTTATTGATGGCTCTTCATCTAATAGTTTTTGCTTAGAGCTATGCTGGTAAGTTAACGGAATGCTTAACCTCAAGAATATTCCTGTATAAAAACATAATTGGTAGCATTTTCTTCTCAAGTTCTTTATTAATAATATTTTCTCTATTGTCTTCTCCGTTTTCACTAATGTCTTGAAATTTAAACAATTGTATAATCTCTTTCATGTTATTATCGTATTGTTTCAAATTAAATACAACTTCTGATGCATCTTGTATGTTAATGCTGTTATTAAAATCATACTCGTTGATAAATGTTTCATAAGACTTAATGTATCTTTCGTGTATCATTTCAAATGTAGCCTTCAAATCACCCTGAAATGTCATTATACGATAATTTTATGGTATTTTTTTAAACCAATTAAGTACCATGTTATTACTGTCAATAGTGATAATAATAATAATAATAATAATAGAAGTGTCACACTCTCATATATGCGGCGCGGTAAAACAAGCACCAGTTAATCAAAAAGAAAACACTATAAGAAAAGATTCAGTAGAATTTATAGAAATGAGTCTAAATGACAAAATGTGTGTATTGCACAAACCTGGGTATATTTATACTAGCTCTAATGATAATTTATTCATAATTTACGGGGACGATTATATACTTATGAAAAAAGATTTTGTGTATAACATAGATGTAGATTTCACCCTCGAATTTATACATTTGGATTGTCAAATAGTTTACATGTATCACATGAAATAGAAATCACATGAAATAATAATATTAGATAATATCAAATGCCCAAGTTAAATGAGCACCTAATGTCGTTAATAAGCTTAACAATTATAGCAAGCGTTTTCACCTACAGGCTTTTAAACGCTTTTATGGAATATATCATAATACCTATTATTAATATCCTAATAGACCCAAACGAAGACATTTCATCCCTTAATTTTACATTCCATACAGGCAAAAACCACAGGGACAAAAAAATATTTTATAACCCAGATATTGATACAGGTTCTTCTCCATCCTATGATATAATGCTTGGTACATTTATAAAAGAAATTATCATATGGCTAATAGTAATGACGGTAATATATTATTGTAGTTAAATATTGCCATAAAATAATTAGCTTAAGATCACGTCTTATATAGACATAATACAATGAGTGATATCACAATGAGTGACAATGCATCAAGTGACAACACCGACGAGTTGGGGGCTACTATCTCAGATTTTGCAGAAGTCGTCGGAAAATTTAAGAATGTAAAGAATTCAGTAATAAAAATTAGCATAGGTATTCACGACGCAGGAAAATTTAGTCCGGGTTTACAATCAATACATTTTTTTGACAAGGTTAAAAGCCTATTGGATTCTAATAAGATGTGGGATAAAACAGAAACAGTAAAATCGAGCGGCCATAAAATTAACAACGATGTGTATACGCAAGAATATTCATATTCTAATACACCATTTGATTTCATGGTTTCAGCAAGTATTGAAAATTCAGGTACTGAAAAAATCAGTACAAGTACAAGAGAGGAGATTAGGTACTCGTATGTACATCAGGATTACATGTACCACTTAACAAAAGTTCTCCAAATTGAGGAATGTATTACCGAGGAAATTTATGAATTTGGAATAGAACTATTGAATATTACTAATAATGTTAGTGATATCTATAGGTCTCATTCTGCTCTTTTGAAAATTAGGGATATAATTAATACTTGCGAAACAATATGTGGTGCAAAAGTTTTTAAAATAACATAAAGATTTGTAGTACTATATAAATATATGCATATCATAATCGAACCAGATATCCAAAACAAAGAATGGATTGAACATCCAACTTATAAAACAGCAAAAAAAATCAAGATGTTGGCTTAGATATTCCCATGTCAGAAGATGTTATTGTCCCTGCTGAAACCTCTGGGTTTATGGTAGACCTCTGCTTTAGGGCAGAACCAACACACGGGTACATCCTGGCCCCGAGGAGCTCTATTTCTAAGACTGTTCTTCGTATGTCAAACTCTATCGGTATCATAGACATGGGGTATAGAGGGAATGTAAAGGTTGCTGTTGATAATATTTCAGATACAGACTTTATAATGAAAAAGAGCAAGTGTTACTTCCAAATTGTTTCATTTAACGGTATGTTGCCAAACTGGAATATAGATAAGGTTAAGGATTCTCACAGGGGTTCAGGTGGTTTTGGAAGTACAACTAATTAGATAGCCTTAAAATACTTGAGGGTTTCTTGTGATGCTAACTGTTCAGCTACTTTCTTGCATCTACCCGTTCCTTGTTTATATTTTTCCCCTTGTATAACTACAACTACTGTGAATTGTCTTAAATGTGGCGGACCTTCAGTCTTAACAACTTCGTAGCATGGAACCACTTGCATCTTATTCTGACAATACCTCAGTAGTATGTCTTTGTAGTTATTATCTTGTTCTAATTCGTCAAAATTGATATATGTTTCCATTACTCGAATGATAAACATTTCCGCGTACTTGAAACCGAGATCAATATGAATTGCACAAATAAGGGATTCGAATACATCCTCTAATATTCTATCATTTTCCCTACCATTAATATTTTCAACATTGTAACTCATGATCAAGAACTCAGATAATCCGAGTTTCCTCGCGTACATACTTAATGTTTTTCCCATTACCAATTTTGTCCTAAGTCTTGTTAATAGGCCTTCTGATTCGGAATATTTTTTAAAGAGATAATCAGCCACAACAAGACTTAGTACAGAATCGCCGAGGTATTCGTACCTCTCGTACGATTGTTTAAGATATTCGGGAGCATCTTGAATACCCTTCACTACTTTTTGGACACTTTTGTGAACAAATGCTTGCTGATAATGGAAAATGTTTACAGGTCTAAATTTAATTATTTTTTCAATGTCATTTCTTGTTAATTCTTTGTATTTCAATTGACGAGAAGGGATCTTTTCGTTTGTATGTAAATCATCACTTGGAACAATTGTTACTTGTTCTTCACGTGATGATTTAATATCTCCATTTGTTGCACATGTATTATTTGACGCCATTGGTTAAAATTAGCTTATATTTTTAAATACTTTCACACTTTAGTATGGTTATTTTTCTGCAATTATTACATTATTCAAAATGAAGAGATGTTTCTTAAGGGATAAAATAATTACGGAGAATAACCAACTTAAAAATCAAACGGTATATAAATAATAATGACATTACCGGTTAGGTCTGAACTCATGGGTTGCATCGATGATATTGCGGACAAGTGTGGATACTCCGCATCAGGATTCGTAACATACAAGGAATCATTGACGGAAAAGAATTGTTTCAACGGATACAGTGCAAAATACCCACAAAAAACAAGTGGTTTCCGAAAAAGATGGAAAGATGTACGTCGATAACATGAAAATTATGGCGGCCGAAACTCTTTACAAGAATGATGTAATCATAAAGCTTACAGCTAAAACATCTACTGCTATCGGCATTCCGCAACCTCCGATAGGGTGGTGGGCTTCTGAAAAATGGGACGGTATTCGCGCCCTGTGGGATGGAGAAAAAATAGTATCGAGAGGTTCTGGTTCCGGAAAGCCAAAAGTTTATACATATGTTCCAGACTGGTTTATCAAAACGTTACCTCCTGGTATCCCATTAGACGGGGAGATATGGATAGGCCGAGGGTTATTTCAAAAGACAAGCAAGTTATCAAATATTAAGCCAGGGAATACATATTCTGAAAAACAGATAAATGAAATGTGGTCAGGGAAGCGGGAAACACCCCCAGTAGTATTCAAAGCATTCGATATTCCAGGCCTTGAATTACCTTTTGAAAAAAGAATGAACAGGCTTCATATGGTTATAGAAGATAGGAAAAAGTGTTGGGAGCTTCTTGATTACAAGAACAAGACTGTATTCCCTCTTCAATACACAGAACAGACCTTTATAGACTCTATGAAGATACTTACAAGTCTTTATAGAAAAATTACTTCAAACGGGGCAGAAGGCTTAATGATTAGGGCACCTAATAGCCCTTACGAACAAAAGAGGAGTAAGTATATGCTAAAGTACAAGATTAAGGAGGATTCTGAAGCTATTGTTAGGTCTTATATTCCAGGCACTGGAAGACTGGAAGGACTCTTAGGATCTTTGAAATGTGAACTAATAGAAAACGGAAAACCAATCGGTAAGTTCACTAATATTGGTACTGGGCTTTCTGATATTCAACGCGAGGAATACACACTAAAATCAAGTAAGAATTACATACCAAAAGGTAGTATAGTTTCTTTCTCGTACATGGAGATGACAAAAGATGGAATCCCTCGGCACCCAGTGTACAGAGGTGTCCGCTACGACTTCGCGGTTAGTGAAAAGTAAGGCAATCTGATGCAATTATTACGAAAAAATATTATTACCAGAATTAAAAATATTAGTGATTAATATAAGATGGAGTCTATCAAGGATAAAAAGCTCATAGAGTACGTTGACAATTTTATCCTTAACAACCTCGTCAGACCAGATGATAAAAAGAACTATAAAAAGAGATTCGTTGGAGGTATGCCCATCACTCTCGAAAAGAACGACGTGAATCAGCTTCTTGTCAAGGGCGACCAAGACGCATACGATTACAATATTACCCAAAAGGTAGATGGTACAAGAATGCTAATGTTCATAGGAGGGGATTATTCAGAAGATGGAGAAAAAACAAAACAGAGGGTAGTTGTTTTCATAGATAGAAAATTGAATTATTTCACAGTCAGGGATTCTATAGGTAGTATTCTTCCTCGAGTTGATACAAGAGAAATGCTTCTGGACGGGGAGCTATTGTTTTTTGACTCTAACGGGGATTCTCATAAGGACCTTGACTACACATTAGTTAAAGGTGTATCATTCATGACTTTTGATATTCTATACGGTCCAAGTAGCATAACCAGTAAGACAGAACTCGGAACCAAGAGTACAGAATTTGGACAAGATTCTTCGATGACTGTTCCTTTGGACGGAGTTTTGCGCACAGACCCGTGGACTTACATAGAACGATACAAGATCCTCTACAACCTCATAATCCCAAGTACTCTAAACAACGAAAATGCTATGATTTCGGGAGCATTCAGGGGTGTTAACTGGTTTAACGTGGAAATTAAGCCCATTTATATGCTCGATGCCGTCAAGACGTTCCCGAGTATATATCTTCCAAGTGGAAGAGGACATATCCAAAAAGACCTTTCTTCGTCGAGAAAAGCTTTTTATGACATTATTCAAAAGAAATATGGAAAGTCTGTTAATGTTTTCTTGAGGGCTCCAAAATTAGACGGTCTTATTTTCACATCTAATAAAACATTGTACACAATAGGTACATGGAACGCTCCGGGGACTACACAGTTTAAATGGAAACCCACAGATGAACAGACAGTAGATTTTATGGTGAAAAAGACAAAAAAGATGATTAAAGGAGAACACTTAATAGACTTGTTAATTTTTAATAATAAAAAACTTTCACAGTTCTCTCCAAATGGCCAGAATGCAACAAGTCTTATTAGTGCGGAATTGTTTAATAACACCAAAGACTCTTCTATCGTCGAGTTTTCTATTATTAACGGTAGGTACATATACAAAAATGAGCGCCCAGACAAAGATAGACCTAATGCTCTTTTCACAGTATTGAATGTTTTGAACAGTATCAAGAGCCCTGTAAATATAAACGACCTGCTTCTTTTCCTAAATATTGAAAAACAAAACAAGAGAACACTTGATACACTTCTCAGGTATTCTACAAAGTCTTCATTGTTGAACTGTATAAGTAAGTCTGGTGTGAATGTTATTCCCGACAAATACATTGATGAGATACAAAAACAGATGGAAGCTTATTTCAGGGACCCTGACATTGAGCTCGAATTCAGATTAGGGAAGATTAACAAGGGGTTTAAGCCAAATATGACTGAAAAGAATTACAAGAATGTGATATTCTCTCTTTCCCAGTCTAAATGGGAGAAAAATACACACGACTACGTGGATATTATTGGCGAAAAAACGAGAACCAGGTACTTATTCTCTGATGATTTCTCCAGATATATGGTGTTCGAAAACATAAGTAAAGTGAGGCTATCTAATGTAGATTTTTCCTTAAATAATCTTCTCCCATTCGATATCAGGATGTCAACAAGTACTGAAAAGAAGTCAGCTGAAACACTTTCAGTAGGCAAGGCGCTTCGTAAATACCGCACGTCTTTCATACACCCGGAAAAGTTTTTCGCAGTTGATATAACCGAAATTCAATCTGGAACGTTTATTAATAGAACATTTAAAGGTTCCGGTGATAAATCGTATCAGATTGAGGTTGAAATCAAAGACCCCAAGGCCCCTGTTAAGATAATCGTTCAATTTCTTACCTACATAATAGGCAAGGCTCAGTGAAAAGACATTCGCGGTGCTTTAAGGGAACCGTTAAGATTACACTTGGTGGCCAGTTTGTAAATAACATACAATGGCGAAAAGAAAATCGCCCCAAGAACACTGAAGAAGTTAGAGTCTCCGCACGAAAAGGCGAGGTAAAGAGCATAAAAAAAGATAAATGTCCATACCATAGTCGCTACATAATACCCTGTTGAATATTGACTATCCTTTCTAATTTCAGATTCTGGTTCATCTTCGGGGAGTGTATCTTTCGGGAGTGTATCTTTCGGGAATGCGTGTGCCATTTATAAACCATAATATTTTAATTATGGTTTATAAATGTTAATACCATGACCTTTACGTAATTTCCGATTGTATCAATAGTCGAAATGTTGTCCTTCGGGACTGTATCTGTCGTTTATTTAATGCAACAGTATCCTGTATGTTTTTATTGTACGGGTGTTAATTTCCACTGTACCTATAATCTTCGTCTTCTTAACGTTACTCATATTGTCATAATTTATAAACACGGATTCTTTGTCCTTAATCTTAGATGTATTAAATACGCATAATTCAGACCCAATATTGATAATATCAGATGTATTAACACCAGGAGGGACCTCGGCGATAACATGACAAGACGGGTAATCTCGCGCATGAAACCACAAATCGCCCGGTTCTGATTCATCTATAATGTCAAAATTGGCCTTAGCTGATGTACCCACTAAAAACCTAATGGTCTTTGAAATAGAATCTATATAAATGTCATGAATCTTCATTTTAGTAGTTGATTATACAATAACCTTAAATAATTAGGTCTGTTCCATCTTGGACCAATAGGTCATCTCTGTAAACGAGTGTTTTACCGGGGATGTACCACTCTGTTGGGGACGAGAACAATACCTTTTTAACAGGATCCAGTTTTATTGATATACTCTTGACTGTATTGTCATATGTTTCTGGTGGTATTCTTGTCAATATGGACAAAATACTTATGATCCTGGCAGGTACTATATTACCATTAGAGTCTCTATTTATCTTCAATGATAAATAACTTCCGTTAACAACACCCGGTGGTATATCCCGCGAGTTAAATTTATAATTTATAAGCCTATCTAATCCTATACCTCTCTTTATAGGTTCGCCGTTGATACTGAAGGTTATTTCAGTTCCTTTCTTTTTTAGTACTTGTAAATAAAACTCGTCCCCTGGTTTGTAGGTTGGGTTCCAAACTATATACCTACAGCATTTCTTTTCCCCCATAAAAATCAGGGAAACATTATTGTCATTTCCAGCAATGGAGTAAGAGCCTTCTATAATGTTATCATATACTGGGGGGAAAACCATTATTTCCTCTACATTATTAAGATAAGAGCCCTGGAGAATTAACATCTTGGAAATTCTCGACGAATATGGTTCATTTGTTAGGTCTTCTCCGAGATATAGAATATCTATTATGTGATACTCGTTGTTATTATCGCCGTTTCTGAGGAACCCGTCCATTATTATTATTTCATTAAATGTTTCGGATATATCGGATACTATAGACTTTCCTCCCCTGGTAATATAGAAATTGCCTATTGGTGACAATACCAGATAGAAATGTACAGCGTCTTCCGGTACTCCCCTAACTGTATAAGGTTCTTTTTCGAATAAATCGAACATTGTGTAAGCGAGGTATTCAAAACTTGGGTTAATTTTTAATGCTGTTTTGAAAAGACCAAAGTATTCATCATTCTGAATTTCGTTAAATTTGGAAATATCTGAATCTACTAAATTGCCCGTGGTGTCGATAACTTGTCCGTTAGCTCTTAGCTTACCCATGATACAAGAAAGCAATTGTTCGCGAGAAAAATCCTTGAGTCCTGGAAATACTCTTGAATCCCTCATGAACTTGTCCCCAGTTATTATTACCTTGGTTTTATCGGATTTCTCAACAGAATATGTATTGGCCGATTTGTTAAGTCTTTTTAACACCCTTACGTTTTCCCAAGCACCATCTATATTCACCATAGAGATTGCCCCAGGTTCGTTGCTCCCAGGTATAATTACCCCAGATCCTATGTCGTTACCCTTTGTGACGGAATATTTTTCAGCTGTTTCTTTATTACCCGGAAATCCATTAATTAGGTATTCTTTCATCTGTTTTCGAGATTCTATGTTCTTTGCTCGGCAACACGGGTACATAAGGTCGAGGTCGCCCTTTACACCCTGTGGGATTATGTGCTGGTAATTTGGGTCAGGACAAACACCTTTCCACGAGTAAGGGTCTGGTCTCATGCCTTCCTTATATTGGAAATCTCCTTCTCCTCGAGTTCTTGTTAGCCTACACACTGACCCTTTCGGTGCGTACCCGCTAACAGTATTAAAAACAGTAGTTTGAGCCTTTTGTACAAGGGAATCATTAGATAACAATTTCTCTTCTTTCCTAAAAAGACCAGTAAATACGTCACGTACTCCATCGAATTGATTTGGAGACAATATCGACGAATCGCTATATTCGCATAAACCTAATTTCACAAGCCCCGGTGGACATCTTGAAAGTGTTAACTGGAATGTACCGTACTTGTTGACAAGTGTTGTCATTTTAATTCCTGGTGACGGTGACGATACAAATTTTATATATTCCTTAGACATTACCTGATTCCGTGTAAGTCTTCCAAGAGAATATACCCATTCTATTATCTTTAGATTGTCTATGTTTATAATCTGTCTTCCTGATGCGACATTAGTAACGGTCGAGTATTTACCGTTGACAACTTTTCCCGAAGAATTAAAAGGGCTTATAAGATTATTCAATGCTTCGAAATCTATTTCTTTGTTTTCCAATTCGTCCCATATAGAGAATTGACCAGACATGGAATGGACATATGAAAAATCCTCAACAATTGTATAACCATTCGATTGTGTTCCAGATGCTGTATTGAATGCATCTTGGTCTATAGCGCTTGTTTCATTTATTCTTTTTACAAGTTCGTCTAACATAGTTTTCCGCGTTACTGGATTTTGTGGCACGTTTATCATATTGATTAGGCCATTTTTACTTACCCTAATAGATGTCTTGTCTATGTTTTCGTAATAAATTACCATATTGTTCAGGAAATGAGTAGTAGTAGTTTTTGGGGCTAACTTAGCTGGACCTCTTCTCAAAACATTATAGGGTACATTTGTTAACACTTCACTATTTGATATATTCCCAAGTGTCCCATCTTTTACGGAATGATCACCTGGTATCAATAATATAGAATTTAGACTTTCTTCTGTGAAAGTTTTATTCATAGAAGATTCTTTAACCCATGTATAATCCCCTGAATAATTAAGTGTCTTTATTATGTATTTTTCTACCCCTTTTAGTGTCAAGTTAAGGCTTGTTTCTTCTGGGTACGGACATGTTTCTGTGTGATCAAGAGGACCAAATTGGGAACAGAATTCGCAATATGTTCCTGTGGGTAATGGTCCAACTGCTGGTCTATTGTATGTCTCTGTAAAACTTTCCCCACTTAATACAGTGTTATAACTAAGGGACAATTTATAAAACCCAGTCTCACCAATGTCAAGCCTAAAATTTTCCTTGAGAATATCCAAATCTATAACGCCCACTTTTGTGTCGAATTTATTTACCAATTCGTTGATACCATTAATCTTTATTAGTGGGTCTACCATTGATAATACTGTTTATTTTTTATTTCGGTGAATAACACATTTAAAAAATAAACAGTAACAATACTAACAATGGTGTGTCAAGTCACGACTCAGTTTAATACTATTCTCGACGAATTCATGAATAAGATGGTAACTACATTCCCAGAGCAGAAGAAATTATCCACTTATTACAAGGCTTTTAAAGTATCAAGGATGTACGACAATTCACTTCCTTTGCAGGTGTTTATGGGTGGTTGTATGCATTACACCGAAGAGATCAGGGAAAGAGACGAAGGGTTCTTTAAGAATAAGTCTTCTTTTGTAGATAGTGTTGGGAAGTGTTCAAATTTCGGAACAGATACTGGCCTTGTAGATTATTGGGATTCTCTTAGTTTATCTACACGAAAGTCAATCTGGGATTATGTACAAACTTTATTTGTTATGGGGGAAAATATAATAAATAAAACCCCAAAATTGCTCTCACAAACACGAGCTATATATGACAATATGTCTATGGGCGAAATGAAAAGGTTTGAGAATAATGATGTAAATGCGTTTTCGATGGATTTTTTGACTAAAATAAATTCTTGATAAATACTAAATGACCACGTATTGGTTGAACGACCCAATGGTTTTATTTAGTTGTCTGCAAATTAATCCATTAAACTCCAATGAAACCAAAGTAGCCAGATATAATGCTCTCGCCAGAATTACTATAATAACCACAATTGTTCTAATGATTGTGTATAAATCAAAAACCATATTATTAGCGGGAATTCTGTCTCTTGCTGTTTCGACCATTCTTTTCTATTCTAATAAAAATACCTCGCGCGAAACAATTGTCGATACCCGTGTTTCAGAAAATACTGTATTTGTAGACGAGGTACCTGATACACAATTTGAGACCAAAGAATCTAAAAGCCTTGACACTATTTTCGGAAAAGGGAATTCCATAGAAAAAAGAAATGCTGTTGCTCTGTTCTCAACCATTAATGTACCCGAGTACGAGCCTGCAAATGCATCAGTAGCGATCTCGAAATTGGTTGGAATTACCAATAATATTAGTTCTAAATAAAATATTTATAGTATATAAATGGCTAATACTATAATCGGAGGAGAAAGACTCCTTAAAGACGCTGAAAAATTTTTTTTTGTTAGTATGCAAAATAAAAAGCCCTTTGAATTCCAATATCCGACCGGTACAGGGAATCTTACGTTTAATGAACCCGTAGGTACAATTAGATCAAATAAGGGTCCAAATGGGTTCCTCGAGGTTATTGAGGATTTGCCAATCTTGATAAATGTTTCTAAAAAAGAAGGTCCGCAACCCAGGCGGGTTTATGAAGAAATTCGCTCAAACAAGTCGTAAAAAGTGGGTGGGATTAGATATACAATAATTATTACTAATAATACTTAAAAATAATAGCTTATTAGTAATAATACGATGTCGTTTTTCAATGAGAATAACGTTACAGACATTTTCAGTGATATCGGTAGTTTAAGGTCCAGAGTAGACGTTTACAACGATATATACATTCCACCTGTTGAGCTAATGATCCACATATTAGAGGATTACAAAAAGGGCAAGAGTAGAAATTATCTATCAAACGATGAGATAAAATCATTAAAGATAAGCCGTAAAAAATTTGAATGTTCTATATGTTTAAACGAAAAAACAAGAGGTGTGAAACTAAAATGTAGCCATATGTTTTGTAAGAAATGTATAAGTACGTGGTTGTATAGCCATAATAATTGTCCAAATTGTAGACATGAAGTATAATGTTAAATCCACGAAATAAATTCTTTATTAGTTATAAACATGAACGAGGTTGTTATAGCTTTAGTTTCACTTGGTTTTGTTGGCGTAATAATCAATGGTAAAAACGAACAACATGATTCAGGTAATACCCCCAGTATTTCAACTAACCTCGTTGAACATGATTCAGGTAATACCCCCAGTATTTCAACTAACCTCGTTAAACCTTTTACAAAGACAGTAGGTCTTGAGGCTAAAAAGAGATTAATTCCCAATGAGGAAACTGAGGTAAGATCACTCAGTGACGAAAGATGGGGGGAAAGACCAATTCAGCCATGGAGACGTGGTAATATGGGTAGTATATTACCAATCGAAGGCTTTAACAAAACTCCGCTTTACACAGGGCCTCCGGTATTGCCATATACTGGTAAAATAGAACGCATTCATGGTAAGTTCATTGAGGTTGAACCAGTTAATAATGAAATGATAAACAGAGACACTTTAAAATTAACGATAGATTCTCGAAACGAAAAGATGGCATCATTTGATTATGATAATCCAAGAATTGGGGTCAATGTTATAAACAATCCGTTGCTAAATCATTCAAATATTACGGTTGATATTATGGAAAAGATAACATCCTTGACCAAGATCGATACTTCTAAGGTAGACGCAGACGCATATGAATTCCGCGGTAATAAAATAGACGACAGAAACTCAATCTTATATTCTCAAAGACAAGACATTTTTAAGGAAACACTTGGAAAGTAAATGTTTTAAAATAAAATGTTAATAAATGTTAACTGATGGTCCGCAGACATATCGATATGGACATGTTTTATAATAGACAACCTGAACAAAAATATTTCTCTGATCATTCTTTGTACGGTAATATCACATCTAATCGTATAGGAGTAGATGTATCATCAAACGATGTACCTGTTAATAATAAAATACTCACAAACAGTTTTGATATATTTGTAGAATCTAAGGGATTTGATAATTATAATAGAAAATCCACTAAATTCCCTCAGTTGCCTGAAAGATTGCCGGACAAACCTAAGATAATAGATGTGATACATAATGATAAAGGCTTTATAAAACCGTTAAGGTTCGAGCACGAACAAATAAGTGTAGACATTGGGTTAAATGAAAACGCCATACATAATGATAAAGGCTTTATAAAACCGTTAAGGTTCGAGCACGAACAAATAAGTGTAGACATTGGGTTAAATGAAAACGCCATACATAGTGATAAAGGCTTTATAAAACCATTGTATAATAATAGTACACATACTTACGCCAAGCAGGGTGAAGGACATGGGGAGAATTGGCCGTCTACTGTTGCACAGGATTTCCGAGAGTATACATAATAATCACGGCTTTTTTATAATGTCTTCTATTTCATGTAGGTGATGCCTCAGAGTGTTCTCGAATATACTCCTAAGTGAAATGATACTTTTACCGTTTAAAGTGTATTTAATAGTATCGAGTGATACCCATCTTATATCAGATTTTTCTGTGTATTTCTTATCTATTGACGTCTTAGTTATGAAATTGCGAGTACTTGTAAACGAATGTCTATAATCCATACTATATGGTATCTTAAGAAGAAACATATAATACGGATGTCCACCCTGTGTTCTTGAACAAATATACGGGGTCTTTTTATACTTCAATGTATTCCTTATCATGTCTATATCATATACGCATCCCATTGATTCTTCCCATGCCTCACGAGAAGCAGTGTTTTCAATTTCATGCCTATCTCTTGGTTCTAATTTGCCACCAAAATCAGACCATTTATTGTCATATTCTCTCCCAAGAAGAAAATAGACATTAGAGTCTTTACATTTACAGTAAAACAAAACACCTGCTGAGTATATTATATTATTCATATTTATGTATTACACACAAAGTACTTTTAAATACCTACCGTATTAATACCCTTAATAGTAGGCTACAATTTCTTAGCTTATTATTAGGTACTTAAGTACAAATCATACAAGTTTTAATCTATTTAAGACCTTTTTAGTATTCCGTGTATATGAATAAAATACTTCGTGACAACAATATAAACGGGCCAATAAATAAATTTATACGTTCTCCAAATCTAAATAAAAAGAAAGACAATATTAAAATGAGTGGTACCATGCCATCTATTAGGCTTGTGACAGATGAGACATCAAGACCCAATATTAAGCTATCTAATCCTGTTAATATAAAAGATGTATCACTCATTCAAGACTCTGATTCAGACTCTGGTTCTTCAGTAGCTACAGCAAAGGAGTCCAAGAAAAAGGCATCTAAGGGGCAAATTAAAAGCCCTCAGAAGAAACCTAGTGCAGCACGTTCCGGTGATAATTTTAATCCAGATGAGTACCAGTATTTCGTTAATAGTCAAAAACATAAACCGGAGAAGAAACAAGAATCTGATTCAGGTTCTGAATACTCTGGGTCAGAATATTCGTCAATGTGTTCTGATTCTGGGTCAGATTTCTCATCAAATTCTGAAGGCAGTTCAGTAGTAAATAGTAGGGGTAAATTGTCAAAGAAGGAAATTGAACGCAAGAAGCAGGGTATTCTTATAAAACTACTTGGCCTGGAGAAAAAGGGAGTAGAGTTATCAAAGAAGTTTTCAATGAATTCTAAGCTCGAGGACCTTGAATTTGAATTGAGTCTACACAAGACTACGGCTGAAACAGAGGCGAGCGTACATTTTCAGCAGAAAATTCTCATGGCGGCCGTTACTGGTATGGAGTTCTTGAACAACAAGTTCGATCCAGTTAATGCAAAATTAGACGGATGGTCGGAGTCTGTTATGGACAGTATAACAGATTATGACGAGATCTTTATGAAACTTTATGAGAAATACAAGAACAAGTCTCAGATGTCCCCTGAGATTCAATTGATTGTTACACTGGTTGGTAGTGGTTTCATGTTCCACCTAACACAGGCACTATTTAAGACGGCTATGCCCAATCTTGGGAAAACCCTTGGGGAAAACCCAGACATCATGAATAGTATTTCTAAGGCTATGGGGCAAAGTATGGGACAGACTAATCAGAACCCATCAGTCCGTCCAGAAATGAGCGGTCCGAGTATAAATTTGAGCGAGTCACTAAGGAAGTATAATATTCCACAGGTTGGACATCAGAATAATGATTCTGCGTCAGATTCAAGCTCGTCAGTTGATACTGCTTCTGAAATAGTTGTTAACTCTTCCGGAAAGAAAAGTATTAATATTTAGTATTAATTCCTTATTATAAAATATTGGGTACTATAAATGATGAAAGCATACTCGTGGGCAATTAATAAGGAGGAAATCCAAGAAACAATAGAAGTCCCGTGCAATAAAGTCTCGGATGTTGTACAAACTATTGCAGTTGACAAATCTACTACTAAGATTGACGCAGACCAGATGAAGATAATGACAGATTATATAAATGAACAAATGTTGTTTAATAAGGCGGTTTTAATGCTACTTGTTTTCATGGTTATTATTAAGATCCTCAATAAATAGAAAGTTTAATTATATCCCCAATCTTTGTTCGCTAACATCAAGTGTTGATATTTTACAGTTAATATTATGTAAGAGATATTCTTTATTCTTATATAAAAGTGATCTGTATTCATCTATTGTTAGTTTACCACCATAGCATTTTAGCATATTTATAGGAGGAGAAGGCCTAATCCTGAAATTAGAGGAAAATAATTCCCTGTACATTTGACCAACTATATGTACTTTATTTTTAAACTCTTGGGTTCCGAGAGCGTACGCCTTAACACAGTTGGGTGTACAGAAATTGCCGGTAACTTTATATCTCTTCAATTGGTCGTTGTATGCGTATGGTAGGAAAAAAGGTTTATTTGTAAATTGATGATGACAGTGCATACATCTCAAATTAGTCCTCAAGATTTCTGAACCATTTGAAAAAATATCGCTATAAATCTTGAGGGTTTTTATTTTTTCGCACCTTTTAACCGATTTAGTCTTATTTGCTTCTATCTCGAGTTCATAATCTTCTTCACTGTCAGAAACATCTATCTTACACTTAGGTGTTTTAGTTGTCTTTATAATAGAACTCTTAATAGAGTCTACGTCAACTGAGTTGCCTGCTGAATGTACAGTGATATTTAGATTGCCAAAAGAGATACATTGCGACCCGTAATTATCATCCATTGTTTCCTCTTTGTAATCGTCTTCAAATGTTACAGTATCCTGGTCATTAGAAATGCTTTTATTGTCAGTAGTTTCCCATTTCTTCTTACGACCCCTTTTCTTTTTTTCCACTGGTTCCAAAACTAAATCCGTTTCCTTCTTTTTACGGCCCCTTTTCTTTTCAGGTTCCATTAACATAAATACATTTAAAGTATTTAAGTATATTTATGTTAATAGATGTTCAGTTTGTTTGTAGTTTCGTTTGCATATGTTTGTTATTTCACGTATATCAAATGTTTCAAGACTAAGAGTCTGAGTTTCGAAGATAAGAATATTAGGGCATTCGATTTCATTAAAATGGATATATTCACTGACATGGATGTACTTACGGTATATTCCCCTTATAGAGAAATCGAAGATGATGTAAAGTATATTATTATAGAATACGAATATGATGACAAGATAATGAAATATTGTACGGATAAATATTACAAGTTCCCGATGTACACATCAAGTGAAGTAGTGAACCGAGTATTTTCAAAGACAATACTCTGCGCGACTATCAACGGGGTATGTGTAACAAAAGAATTAAAAATGTACCTTGGGCCCAATACGAATTTTTACGTAGATATTCCAGGTCCGCCGTTAGATTTGAATAAGATACTCAAAATGGACTGTAGTACAGGACTCATAGAAATAACAGATAACATGGGAAATAAAGAACAATTCCCTTTACCTTGGATTCCGGTTTGGAACCCCAGTATTATCTAAATACATAAGACTACTTAAAAAATCCCTATAAATAAGCATTAATGAACGCCGTAGAATTTAAGACTGTTCAAGCAAGTGCCATACGTGTACTTTTTGAATCTCTGAAGAATATCTTATCAGATGTTAACCTGCTAATAACAAAAGATGGAGTAAAACTTGTAGCTATGGACGGAGCAAAAGCGGCTATTGTATATCTTAAGTTAGAATCTTCACAATTTGAAACATATCATTGTGTGGCCCCAATCAAGATAGGGGTGAATATGATATCTCTTTTTAAGATCCTTAAGAGCATAAAAAACAACGACGTTATTACTTTTTATATTACTGAAAGTAATAGCACCGATATTAATATTAAGATAGAGAATAAGGACAAGAGAACTAAAATCATTAGTGTGTTAAAATTACTTGATATCGACGAAGATGTACTTAAAATCCCAGATATTGAATTTGAATCAGTTATGACAATGCCGAGCAGTGATTTTCAGACATATATTACGGATCTTGCCATAATATCAAATGTGATAAGTATTAGTGCAAATGAAAATGGGTTTAATCTTAAGGCTGAAGGAGATTTTGCATCCCAGAGTGTTATAATCGAAGAGACTAATAACGGTCTTGTATTAAATAAAAGGGGTACAGAGGAGGAAAAGTTTAATATAAAGTATATTCAATTGTTTATTAAGTCTTCTAATTTGTGTAATACAGTAGAGATTTACCTAAAGTCGAGGTTCCCACTAACTCTTGTATACAATGTGGCTAATTTGGGGAAACTTAAGTACTGTCTTGCCCCACAAGCTTAATTGATCTGGCACTTGGGTCGGTTGCGTTAACATACTTTGGCATCCAAAAATAAGGCAATATATTGTCATGTCCTGGGTATTCATTGTCAAAAATAATACGATAGTAATATTGTTCCTTAGTAGAAGGTATATTATGAAACAATACTGCTACGAAAATTCTATCTGAAAGTGATTCTTGTATGACTTTGTAAAATGACCTATCGTCTTTTGATACACCATCGCTAAATGCTTCTTTTTTCCTGTATAAAATGCTAAACGGCAATAGATCGGGATTACTTTCATAAATAACATTTCTAAATAATTGTTTTTCTTGGGAAGGTGTAAATCTCTTATCTACTGGAATAGATAGATAGTCTTGTACAAAACATTTATCTAAATAAGGTGTTCTTGGTTCAAGTCCATTAGATGATATACACTTATCAGACCTTAATACATCAAAATGGTGAATATCACGGAGAAGTCTTCTGCATTCTTTATCAAAATCGAGAACACTTGGGGATTTATTCATATAAACATACCCTCCCATAACTTCGTCCGCTCCGTCCCCGTTTAGGATAACCTTACAATTTGTATTCTCTGAAATATACTTACCTATTAGGTAATTGCCTACACTTGCCCTAACAGTCGTAGTGTCGTACGATTCTATTACTTTTATAACAGTAGGTATACAATCTAACATCTCTTGTTCGGATACTATGACTTCATGATGATCACTTTTAATCCATTTAGCAACTATTCTCGCATTGATAATATCTGGGGAACCCTCTAATCCTATGCTAAATGTCTTAATGGGTTTCCCGAGTATCATTGTTGCCATAGCAGATATAACACTTGAATCTAACCCCCCTGATAATAAACACCCTACTTCTCGTTGTGTATTGTATACCCTCTTGGTAACGCTATTCATAAGAGAATCGTATATATTTGGGGTAACAGGATTACTTACTATGCTTTGGGTGAAATACCTAACGTCTACCCTATTATTATTACATATCATAGAATAAGTACCTGGTGTAAACTGAGTAACTCTTTTCATACCATTAATTTGCTTAATCTCGGAACTAAAAGTGTCGTCTCTGCTCTGATACAGAGGCCTAACACCAAATGGGTCTCTCGCTACATAAAGCGCGGATGTTATTCTATCGTAAAGTATTATGCTAAATACCCCGTCTATTATTTTAAGGGTATACTCCATGCCGAATTTTCTATATAACTCTAATATGATTTCACAATCAGACCCTGTTGACGGGGTTTTGCCGATAAGTTTCCAAAGATAAGTATGATTGTATATTTCTCCATTGCACATAAGGACAGCATTGTGCATTTTAAAGGGTTGTTCAGAAGAGTCTTCTTTGCCATTTATCGCTAATCTATTAAAGATAAATGTATTAGAGTCTATTATATCGTACACTGTATTGTCTGGTCCTCTATGATTTGCGGAATTGGAAGTATTAGCTGGAAACCCCTTAATACTTGTAAAGAATATACCGCACATTATATAGTACATTAATGTTTTTATAAAGATATTTAAACATTCGCTGCAGCGGAAGGAACTGGGTCTACAGGATCGTCGTTCTTTTTACAGCAACAACATTTTATAGACTTAACCCTGTAATATCCTTTGATTATTGTGTCCTTTATAAACATTACTGCCCCTCTAACAAGGAACGAACTTTTTAAAAGGGTTAACACGGTCTGCAATTCTTCTTCGTCTATGTCAATACCCTTGCTTCTTAGTATCTCGTCTACCGACAGGATGACAATCTTTTCGAAAGTTTTCTGTGTAAAATTACTAAACAGTTTCTTATTTTTCTGCAGGAAAGCTACTACATTTATCACGAGGGAAATATAATTTACTTTTCCGTCAACAATAGGGTCTGAAACAGCATCAATAAGACCGTTAATCTTAAGGCCATCTATTAGTTTGTTATAGTATTCTTTACGGTGAGATTTTTCTATTTTTTCTTTTATATTGCTCATTTGTAATACTCGAATATATTATTACTTCATAAAAAACATAACATAAGACAATGCCTGTAGGTAACAATCAGCAAGGTCGTCTTTCTTTTTACTTTTTTCAAAAAAGTCTTGATGGGTTTTTATCAAATGTGTGGTGTGGATAATTCCCAGTTTCTTATTTTGTCTATACTTACTTTTTGTCTTAAAAACCTCAGTTATATCGCAACACCTAAGTTTATGTTTAGCGGAATAATATTCTATCTTGATATTCCTACTAGCTTCATGTTTGACACGTAGGGTAAAATATACATACAAAGTATTACTTATTATTCTCATTTTAGGGTTAAAAGAAGGCTGTTTCTCAATTAATACAACATCGGCATCAAGTAATTGAGGAAGCTGATCAAACTCTTCGAGAATCTTAAGGGTAGGGTTAGTACTTGTACAATCTAATACGTCCCAATCTAAAATACTGTTATCTTCAGAATCTATCATGCAGTATGCCAGGTTTTTTATACCTACATCAAAGCTAAGTATTATCATTGATTATAATATTCATTACTTTTTTAAATTCATGATACCTATCAACGAGTCAAGTTTTTCCCTTGATTTCTTCTTATTTACTTGAGCTTTCCGAATATCTTTTATGTCCCATGATATTAGTATAAAATTAGAATGCCCTACCTCTATATAAAATCCCTCTTTTGATAATGTACTCGCTATATATAACATCATGTCGTCGTTGTTATAAGGGGAACTTCCTATTAGGAACTGGGGGACTTGGTACAGGCATCTAAGATGACCATGAAGCGCGTAATTGTTAATCTTATCCTTGGCAGTTGTAAGTATTTTAGTTTGTGTTCCTTTTTCTCTTTCTGACCTCTTTCGTTGTATATCAATGACCGACTTAACAGATGTTGACAACATTATTACTATTTGGTTTCTTTTTAAATATCGTCAAAAAGCGTAACATCTTCGGAAGGCACCACTGGATCACTCGGGGGCATAACACCCGGTGATGTAATCTCTTGTTCGGGTTCCGGTTCATCATCAGAATCTATATCGGAGTCAAGTTCTGGAACTCCTTCATACTCGTCTTTTTCCTTTGGCGGGATTACAAGTTCGGGTACAATCGGTATGTTCCTGCGGATAGGCCTTTCTATGGGGATAATAGGGACTGTCTTATTTTCTCCTGGGTCAAATTCTGATTCTGGATCTGAAACACAAGAGTCTGAGTCCTCGTCTGATACTATATCGTCCGCCTGAATTGTTTTTTCTGGTTCGGGGTCCTCGTCAAAGACCCCGGATAGATATTCCTGTAAAATAGACTCTATTGGTATTTGACACCTAATGGTTTCATCAATAGTTAATGAAATTACCTCATATAAAACCTCCTTCCTGTCGTGTATGATTGTTGGTTTATAATACATTTTTTCACAAATATTGATGTACAATTTGTGTAAAAAAGACTCAATTGACGGAATCTTAATCTTAATACTCTTATGGTCACCCTTCAGTCTTACGCACGCCAAGATCTTAACATGGCTTACGAAAATAGCGGTCACGAGGTCCATAAGGAATGGACAATCTTTCTTAGTTCTCTCTACTTCATCTAACAATCTAAACGAAGTCCATTCAGGTACTTTCTTTAATGATTTTTGGAAATTACTGTATGATATTTTCCTTCTTACGTTTTGTTTTTGAGATTCATAATAAAGAACCAATAATCCGTTATGTACAATGGGTGTTAAGGATGAAATTATCTGTTTAGTGTATTCCTCTTTAGCTGCAACCAGAACATTAACGTTTAATGTTTCTGGCATTGATTTATAATAATAAGTATACTTTTAATTCCAAATTCTTTCGTATAATAAGTTTATTCCGAGACTTTTGTAGAATACGTTTATTATAAAAATCTTAGTGTATTATAATGCCTAACTGTACAGTATCCGAAACACAAGTCATGTGGACTATAGACAAAGAAACTATTAATAAAGAATTTCATCAGGGTCTTTTAAAGGAAAACGTAGAGTATGCCGGGGTATTGTCTTTTCACGACCATAGTTGTACGAATGGTTTGTGTAATAAAATGATACACTCTATAGATAAAGACAGGGGTGATGCAGGTTCCGTTAGAACACCAAATGGGTATGTTAATTACCATACTCATCCAAAAAGTTGTTATATAACAGAGGAAACCAAATGGGGGTGGCCATCAGGTGAAGATATGGGTATGTGCTTATTATTTGCTAAAAATAAAAACCTTATTCATATAGTTTTCACAGTGGAAGGGACATATGTAATAAAAGTTAAGAATATACCTAATAAAAATACATGGAAATACATAGAAGAGATACTAAAGGAGACTCATGTATTTAGGTCAATCGGTAATAATAAAAAAATAAGCGCAGAATTTAGAAAAGGTATGTTAAGCCCTGCAGGTATTTCAAATACAACAGAAAATAGGGTGTCACAATGGTTATACCTTGTTAACTCTATTACTCTTGATAACACGAAAGAGTTATATAAAAAACTATACTCCAAAAATATTAACATATCTGGTTCAGATAAGATTTTTGAGGTAAATTTTACTCCTAAAAACAAGGATGTAGTATTTAAGCATGGTTATATAAGTAGTAAATGTGTTCTTTAAACTTTGAGAATGAAATAATCATCACGTGTGACCTTTATTATTTCAAGAGGATTGGAGAAATTAATAAGAAGCCCTGTTTGTATATCAAAGTTAATTAGGTATTTTCGCAACTGTTGGATTTCTTTATTGCCGGCTTTTCCCAATTGCGCCTTAAATTCTAAGATATATTCCATTTTATGTTCAGAATCAGAATAAATTACTATGTCAGCCCTCTCAAACCCGATCTGAATACCCTTATACACAATAGGGCATATTACTTCAGACTGAAAACTTATACCACGATACCTTAGTTCTATTTCAAAGGCAGAATGGTATATATTTCTTTATAAAACCCACCCAAAGAATTGTGAATATTCTTAGCTATTTCAGTATATGTCTGCATATACATTATATTGGTGTATGACCTTATATCACTTCTGATTATTTAGTTTCCGAATACATCAGTATTGGGCGCGCCGTTAGAGATATCAATCTGTCTCTGCAAAGCCTGGTTGGGATTAGTGGGGGAGACATACTCGACACGCTTACCGTATACTTCCGGGTATGGGCGTCTATAATTGTTTTCATCGTTGGGTGTGTATGTAGCGGCATTGATTGATGTTTTAAATCTTGCAAAAAAGTCAAACGGCACGGATGATTCAGGGTTAGCTTCAGTGTCAACCGCTGATTCGGAAACAGTACCGGAAACAGTACCGGAAACAGTACCAGAAACAGTTTCAGAAACAGTATCAGAAACAGTATCAGATACTACATGGTTTTTTTGCATATAAAGATAGGTGGCTAATCCTGCTATTACGACAACAACTAGGAGCATCCACATATTTGATTGTACCGAGCTATACATATTTAATATTTAGAAAGATAATAATTCGAAGAATAATCATTATATACGTTACAAGAACTGCAAAGTGTTATTTACAATATTTAAACAATAGACTCTATAAATTTTACTATATCACCTACAACATTTTCGTCAAAATCGTGTCCAACACAGTAAGGTTTCTTATTGTCATTATTTATCCATTCTTTGTGATACATGTCACATTTATTTAGATACTCTAATGGTATTTCTTCTCCTTTTCTCCCCCTCGTAGTTATGCGGTGTGAACATATATCTGGCGGGGTTGTTACATAAATAATTTCGTAATCACTGAACATATCTATGAATGAATTAAACCAAGTGTTGTAAATAGTGTATTCAATCTTTTCGATTTTATTGTCATCATACAACATCTTAGCAAACACGTTTTTATCTGTAAACATAGATCTTTCACTAACTACGATTACGTCATCGCCATGCTCTTTAAGGATATTATTGAGAGAGTTGAGGCGTGAGATATAAGCCATCATCTGAAAAGAGAATGCGTATTTTTTTTGGTCTGCGTAAAAATTCTCGATAATATTCTTTCCTTTTTCGTCTACGATTGTTTCCCAAATAGACACTGGTTCTTGGAGATACACGTAATTACTTGGTCCATTTTTATTAAGGTGTGAAACTAATGTTGACTTTCCTGAGCCAATGTTGCCCTCTACAAGAATGAGTTTCATACTTTGATAATAATAATACAATTATTTTTTTATATCGTTGTCAGGCACTTTTTAATCGGCAATGTTTAATTCTGGGAATGAATCTAAATTTGGCTCATCTGAGACTACAGGGGAAGTGTCAGAATCTACTTCTTTTATCATATAAGTGTTAAAATTTAACTCGTCAACCTGTACCGAATGTTCAGTCTTTTCAGGCTTTGGGTTCTTGACCTTAATTTGTATAGCCTCCCAGTAAGGGACGCAGTATGTTCTGTAAAACACTAAATGGCTGCACCTAATTAAACATATGACTTCTTCTGTATTTCCCAGATCTTCGAGTTCTAGCTTTTCAGACTTTTTATTGTAAATGAATGAATTCTTTACCTTTATGTTCATACTCGGGTCTGTTCCCATCTTGAATGAGCTTTCTATTGACCGTTTGTAAATATCCTTGCATTCGTTTTCAGTAAGGTCTTGATTAAACCATTCCTTTGAATTATCGATCAATGTCCGGATAATATGTTCGTCGAATACGCCCAGAAAGTCGTAGAATTCTTTATTGTTAATAGATAACGACATGGTCCTACTTTCTTTGTTAATAACACATTTCATTTTGGGGGATTGTGTAAGGAATTCAGAAGAATCGTACATAATTTTAGATACATACTTGTCCGTAGAATTTTTCTTAGGCTTCTGAAAAGTTAGGTTAGAAACATCAAACGAGTCAAGTTGGATAGTCATTTATGTAGGGTAATTTTATTTTAGGGTTGTCCCAACGCGATTATAATTTCATGTATTGGTACAAAGAAAATTGATTTTTATCGTAATATATTAGGCATACGCATTTAGACAAATCTTGGATTTCAAAAGGGATGATATCATTTCCAGATTTATTAAAGAATGTATTCTCTGTTGTGAGTATGTTTATTTTTAGTGTCATTTTATGCTTTGTAGTCATAACCACACTGTTATTCAATGTACCGGTGACCATATTTATGTCACGTAACGTATTTATGAATTTGGAGTGAACCTTAGTTTCGTAGAAATTAATATATAAAAAGCTATCTCCGTTTTTTTCCAAAATAGAACTTGACTCAGCTATAGGCGTTTTAATATAAAATGGTTCATTGTTGTAGGTCATTACTCCTTTTTTACTTGAAACCTTAAGAATATCTATGCTTTTGTGGGATATTATAGACATTTGGTAGTAATAATGGGTATTCTTTTTAATAATTTTAAACGAAATTGTAAAATGGGTATAAAGAATGCACAACAATTATTATCAATGAATACGTTTAAATTGTCTTCAAAAACAATTCATACAGATGAGAGGTCGTCTATTGAAAATAAACACAATAAAACAATACTCATGTACGAGGAATATTACTCCACGTTGCCGGAAAAAACAAAAGAATTGAAGAGTATAGAATGTGTTTTACCTTATGTTAAAAGCGTTATAGAAAAGAACAAGATAATATCTAAGATAAACACTCTACAGGACGAGATATATGAAATTGAGACACAAAAGGACCTTATGGATTATATGTTAAATTCGTTAGAATTCATAGAGAACATTGGTGAGAAAAACTTCGTAAAAAACGAAAACGAATACTCTTCTGGTATTTTACAATTTATAAATGTAGAGGGTAGATATAATAACGGAACTGTTTACAACGAGTACCTAATGAAATGTTTTCCAAATGAGAATAATAATACAAGACCGTGCAATGTTAACAAATTTTTATGTAAACATTGTGATACACTATTGATAAATGATTCATCGAGTGGGTTTATGTTCTGCGAGACGTGTGGGATAACAGAAAAGATAACTATATCATCAGTTACTGAATGGGGGGCACACGAAACACACGACATGACCAAGGCTTTTTCTTATAAGAGGATTAATCATTTTAAGGAATGGATTTCTCAGCTACAGGGAAAAGAGACAACCGTAATACCATCAACCGTAACAGACTTGTTATTAATAGAAATTAAAAAGGAGCGCATAACAAATCCTAATAACATAACATTTGAAAAAATAAAGGGCTTCCTTAGGAAATTGAAACTGAACAAGTATTATGAACATATACCCAACATTATACACGCCCTTACTAATAACCCACAATTGAAAATAAATGATAAATTAGAGAAACAATTACTGATACTGTTTGAAAAAATACAGAAACCGTTCATGAAACATTGTCCCAAAGACCGTAAAAATTTCCTAAGTTATTCATACACATTGTATAAATTTTGTCAGGTTCTTGACAAGGAAGAATATCTGGTTTATTTCCCATTATTGAAAAGCCGACAAAAGTTGTTCGAACAAGAAAGTATATGGAAAAATATATGCAAAGAATTAGATTGGGTTTTTATCCCTTGTATTTAAAAAGGGAATTGGATCAGACTGTATTAAACAATAATTGCACTCTATTTAGAGTATATTTATTGTTTTATGCACATTTTGGGTATTTTAAAATTTACTTCTGCTGGATGACGGCACCGTTGGTGTATACGGCACACGCGGAACCGTGGCAAGTGATCTCGATGATATCACCGGCGCCAAGCGCGGTACCGGTGATAGTAGACTTCAGACGAATCTGGTCGACGCGATTACAGGGTATGGCCGAACCTGTCCCAAACCACTGAGATGCAATCGGGACAATGTAAATGTTATTCTTGCCAGCCGAACCACCATTGGGAAGACCAATCATCGAAGAGACAGAGTATAGAGAAACCTCACGCGAGAGAACACCGTTACTGTTACCGTTAAAGCTGATTTCAAGGTCGTCGAGGCAATCGGTGTAAGTACCCGCAGTAGCGCCCGCCTTGCGTACAGCGACAGTAATGTACGAAGTGTAAAGGTTAACATGGTCAAGAATGAAGTTAACGGAAGACCCTGTGCCTACAGCTCCCGACTGAACAACCTGGGTGTACTCAGTCATAGGCTGGTGACGGACAATGTCGGTGCTCCGAGCAGAATCGCGCTCGGCGTTCATCATGATGCTCTGCTGGGTATAAACCTTGAAGTTGTTAAGGGTAACACCAGGGTTGGCGCCACTGGTGAAAGCGGCCTGGGTAGCGAAGGTAAACTTGAGGTAAATAGCCTGCGAATTCGCAGCGGCGAGGAGGAAAGCGTGCTTTGTGTCCTGAACACAGCATTTAACCTGGCCACCAATGAACTGTGGAGCTACGGTGATACCGGTGCCGCCTACAGCACCCAAAAGACCGGTGACGGCGTCCTCGTACTCGCCACCGGATGTCTCAGTGTAAATCCGGTGAAGCCACGCGGAAGTGTCGAGGGTCTCCCAGTTCGAGTTGCCACCTACGCGGATCTCGAACTTGCTAATAAAAGAGACACCAGCCCATTTGTCGTAATCACCGACAGCGTCAGCGCCTGACAGTTCAGCGGAGAAGCATACACCGCTGTGAGCATCGACACCAGCGTCGAGCTTGAATTCCGCTACCTGACCAAGAGTAGTCGAACCCGAATGCTTGTAGACCTCCGAAATGCCGCACGATGAGACACCAACCTTCCCCGCATGATGGACGAAATCCGACAATTCAGCGGACTCGTCGTTGGAAGCGGAAGATCCCTGGCAGCCAAACTCTGTGTAAGCGGCGATGGCGAGGCCGATAGGGCTCATTGTTTTAATAGTACGCAAGAAAATAATTTCAGATTAAATAACGCACTTTTAACGTTTATAAAACCCTATATTTTTCTAATATATTATTAAATGGATACCTACGAGACTCTTATTAGTGATTTGCCATGTAAGAATGATGTAGTAAAACCAGACACTCTTGGTACAAGTACGGGTACAATCGAGACCGTTAATCCAGTAGTTAAGGGGAATACTTGTTCGGATTTATCATTCATTGATAAAATAAAGACAATGTTAACACAGAAGAATATCAATATAATGATAATTCTTGGCGTATTATACATAATTCTTACGTCTGACTTTTATATGGATACTATTAGTAAATACCTCACTTTTATAACAGTTAACGATAACAAATTTAATACAATCGGTAGTATCATTACCGCTATTTTAATTGGGGTTATGTATATTCTTTCAAAGACGTTCACTTCTTTTTAACACGGTTTTTATCTTTTTCGCGCAGAGATGTCTTGTTTGTGAACCCATTATATAGTGATTCGCGTAGAGTATCAAAACTGTTATTTTCCCTAATTTGTGTTTTTATTTTATCGGCTTGTTTTGCCTTAAAATTCCAATTAAGCAGTTTTAACAGGAATGGTGTACAGGGAATTAGGTCAGATGAAAAGTCTTTACAATAGCCATATTTTCTTCCTTCTTGAGTATCGCATTTACAGAAACATTTCTGACAAATACCACTACTTGTAAGTTTAAAGTATACTCCACAAGAGTTGTGTTTTCTTGATATATTCCCACAGAATCTTGATCGTGTTGTAAGTATGTACACTCTTCCATCGGAATAATTGAATATTTTCTTGATGTCATTAACCGAATAGTCTTTAACGTGGTTTTTGAAAAAAGAAAGGATTTCCTTGTACTCATTTGATATACTTGACAATTTATCCCTTGATGTAGATTTTTCTTCGTCTGAATCACAATAGTCACATTCTTCTACATTGATTGGCATGTTTTTTATTTCAGTGGGCTCTTTTGTACTCCTAATACTGCATTTAAAAATACATTCTTCTGTATTTGTCAACAATGTTTCAAGATAATCTTCGTCAAGTTCACCAGAAGTTTTCATAACAAACTTTGGCCAATATGCACGACCCTCGTGTGAGAACTTTCGTTCCTCTATCATGCCTTTATGAGAGCCGCACATCCTGAGTCCATTTTTTGCATACACACAAGAATCTACTATATCGTTCCAAGTATTATAAGATGTGTCTCTTTTTCCGTACAATGTATTCAATTTCGCTACGATAGAAACCCGTAGTTTTTTGGCAGAGGATTTATTTATGATAATGTCGGGCCAATGAAGGTGAAACCCTTGTTTAATATATTCCTTTCCATTTTTAACAATAGTCTTATTATCTGCAGAACAAACAATGCATGGACAGTCTTTTTCGTAAAAAAACAATATCGATTCTTGAATACTTGCCATTATTTCCTTAATGGGTACTATTTCGGAGTCTATGAAATCAAGGTCTGAAAAAAATACAAAATTTTCTGTTTTCTTTTCAATTAGATAGTACCTATGTGTCTTAACGTTTTTAGCATACAGTTTCAAAAACACATCGTAATCGTCCACTAAGTTTAGACATTTGCCGTCTAACATATAATGGGTGGACTCTATGTCTTGATCTTTCTTAATAATTTTGTTCGTAATGTACAACCATTGAGTAAGATTATCCATTTGTTAATCTTATTACAGGTAATTATTTAAATGCCTTTACGAGAATCTTACGGTTGTTCTGTTTGGGCTGGTATAAACGCCTTTAATGGCAGAAGAAGAAAGCTCGCGACGTTTAGAGTTTTTATTGGCCTGTAGGGTAATGTTCATATCATTGTCTATATTTTCTATGTTATTGATCGCATAATTAACCACTTTGTTCTCTATGAACCACTTGAAAAAATTGAGCTGTCCAACAGTAGTTACAACGTAATTTTCAGAAGAATACTTACCGGGGGTATATTTAACCCATGACATATCCTTAATATTAATGATTATTCTGTCCCTTCTACAAAACGGGTCGAAGTATTTCTTTGAGTAAGCCTTTAGTTGGTTTTTATAACTGAGATAGATGTTGAAATATTCTTTTTCAGAATTTTTCATTATCGGGTAAACTATATTGTATTTCTTTGCGTAATTAGTTACTAACCAATCTAATAGGCGTAGACTTAGTTGTGTTTTTTGACCTATTATATCATGAAATGTACCCATCCTTGTTTTGTAGAAATTGAGTAAAAAATCAATTAGAATTGTACCCTTTGAATCATCTACAAGACTCATTATAATACATATACCTAAAGCTTTTTAAATACATTTAAAGTCTTTATTGAATTATTTATTATAACAATGGATAGAAAGTTTAAGATTAACGGGGACGACTTCTTCACAACATTTGTCATTAAGGCTTTAAACGATATCTGGGGAAATACTCGGAATAACGTGTTTCCTGGTTCCCAACCTGTGACATTTGAGAGAAAGAATTTTGAAAAATTGTCCAATTACTCTTATTACATGAGCAAAAGGACCGATGGTATCCGTTGTATTCTTTATTTTATGACAGACAATGAAGGACAAAATAGGTCCATTTTAATTAATAAAGACCTAAAGGTATTCGATATCTCATTAGATGCACATGATAGTGTTTACACCGGTACGGTTTTTGACGGTGAGATTCATTTGGATGATAATTCTTTCGTGATTCACGATTCCCCTATGATTTGCGGCGTTAAAATTAACAAAAATAACCTTTACGATAGAATGTGCGACATTTCATACTGTGTTGATAAAATTTCTCACATTGAAGACTTATGTGTATACGTAAAGAAGTTTTACCATGTTTCTGAAATGTATTCCTTTAAGAATGACAACCATGGAGACTCTGGTATCATTTTCGTACCGGAATCTATACCTGTAATTTCCGGAGTACAATATTCTATGTTTACATGGCGTCCAGTAAAGAATTACACTTTTAACTTCATGGTATGCGAAGACAACAACGACATAATCGTGAAAGCCTGTAGCAATGGGAAAATCATTGACTACGCAAAGATCAGGCATCCTTGTGAATTCATCGGTACGCTAAAGGCTTTGGATAACTATTCAGATTCGTGTATAGTAGAATGTTCATATATCAACGATACGTTTTTGCCTATTATGATCAGGGATGATAAGACTCATCCCAATAGTCTACGTACAATTCAACGAACATTGTTCAATATTCACGAAAATATTACTCTCGACGAGTTTTGAGGGGTTTCTTAGGTATCAGTTCATTCAAATTAATCTACTGGTTTTAATCAAATTAAAATATATAGATTTATTTAATAAAGGCCGAAACGGGCACGCTTGGCCTTGCGGTAAGCGGCACGACGGGCCTTGGCAGCCTTAGTCTGGAGAAGACGGCGCTTGGGCGACTTCTTGGTGGACCGGCGACGCTTGGGCGACTTCTTGGTGGACCGGCGACGCTTGGGCGACTTCTTGGTGGACCGGCGACGCTTGGGCGACTTGCGGGCCTTCTTCTTCTTGCGCGACGGCGAGAGAACGTGACCCTTGCGGCGGAGAACCGCAGCGGGAACGTAGGTCCGACCACCCTTGGTACGGTAGTAGAGGCCACCGTTAGCTCCCCGGCGGAGCCTGCGGGTGCGACCACCTACGACGATGTACGACTCCTCCTTAGTGAGCTTGCGTACCATGTGGCCACGCTTGGGCTTACGACCCGGGGACTTCTTTGCAACGCGACGCTTCTTGGCGCCAAATAAACACTAATCGAATCTACCATACTTTAATGTTAGCAAAAGAAAATAAAATAACCCAAATCTAATTAAAATTTTTTAGATATCTGAAAATATAACTATCCTTAAACCCATGAGACAACAAAAAATCTGTAAGAGGTGTCTTTTTGATACCAGATATCACAAATTCTTCTGGGACTGGGTAATTGAACGTACTGAATATTTCTCTTGCGACGGAATGTTCCAAATCATCTGGAAAAGAATAAGAACAATTTGACATAATCTCTTCAATACTCTTGTGTTTCCTAATAAGTGAAAACGCGGTAAGGCCTCCAATCTTTGGAATATATGGACAATAATCGCAGCCTGAAATGATGCAAAAATCTATGAATTCTGCGTGTGTCATTTCAAAAGACTCAAGTACCTTTGAAAGGGATACCTCAATTAAGTCCCCTGAAATACAAGTCTTTATGACTGAATCGCACCCAAATGTTAATGCGTCTGTATCGTCGGTAACCGTATAATCAACAAGGCCGTTTTTTTGGAGAAAAGCGCAATATTTTTCTGCTTCATCTGGTGCAGTAACATAAGGAACTCCGAGTAGACCAAGTAGAGACTTGCATTCATCATTATGGCTTTTCTTAACATTAACAATCTGTGACATTAGTTTATTTATTTCCTTATTAATAGAATCTTCTTCCTCCTCTGATGTTGGTTCAATCATCTTTAATGTATCGATTCTTTCATGGATTTTCTTTCTATTATTATTCCTCTTAACGAGGGTGATTTTCTTAGCAGGAGGTGGCACACCGTCGAAAACAAAAACAGGCAATACCCCATTACTCAAGTAATACTTAACCCTGTTCATAAACCCTGAAATATGAGTATTGTCAGATTCGTTACAAACATACCTGTACTTGTAAAGAAGAATACTACAATCTATAGCCATCTTCTTTCCCCTGTATGAACTAATGGGTTTTTCGATAGTGCTATCAGCAGCATACTTCTTAATGACA